TGTATAGTCTTCGATTTCCTTCAGTAGCTTAAACAACATTGGAAGGTCTTTGAGTTTGCTAATATCTACTTGGACAATAAGCTTTTTAATGATTGTTGCGTTATCCTTTTCCTTGGAGCTCTGCTTGCTCTCTGATTTCTCCTTGGTTATTTCTCTCAGGTTAACCTTTTTAATTTCATCCTGAGCCGTGATGCTTGCATTTGAGAAGCCGTCTTCTGAACCATCTGAAGAAGCAGCCAACCCAACATCAGCAAAGGCATTCTCTGTGACCTCAGCAGGAAGGTTTTGAGTCTGTACCATTCCACTTGTTATGGTCTCAAATATTCTTCTTCCTGATAGTGTAAGGGTAGAGAGAGGGCCTTCCTTTGCATCAGAGAAGGGCAGAAGCTTTCTAATCTTTGACAGGCCGCCTTTCACTGCTTCAATAGGAGCTGACACCGCACTCTTTATGCCTTCTGTGAAGGTTGTTAGTATCTTTGAGCCTGACTCTCTGAACCATGCAAACGTCCCGGTTATAAAGTCCTTTATCCCTTGTATGCCGCTTGTAAATGTTCCCTTGACTCTTACCCAAAGGTTACTGAAGAAGGCAACAATAGAGTCCCAATTGTTTATTATCAGCATTGGTATCCCTATAAAGGGCATAAATGCTGCAATTGCTATTTGTAACCATGTAGGCATCCCTGAGAACAAGTTCCTTATCCAATCAAAACCAGCTTTAATGCCATTTACAAATCCATTCCAAACGCCTTGAATCCATGCAGTCACCGAGTCCCAATTCTGCCAAAGGAGAATAATTGCTGCTATCAGGGCCACAATACCAATAACAACCCAAGTAATAGGATTAGCAAGGAGTGCAGCCGTGAATGACCATACTGAAGCAATAAGCCCCGGCATTGCTGTGACTGCCGTTGTGATTGCCTGTCTTGCCATTGATGCCATGCTGATAACAAAGTTCTTGATTGCTGTCGCCCCATTGACAATGGCTGCTTTTCCCATACTGATAATGGATGTCGTGACACTTTTCACTCCTGACACTGCCGTTGATGCAAGGCTCTTCATATGTCCAAAGCCTGCCTTTATTGCATCACCGGCATACATAGCCTGAATCCTAATAGTGGTTAGCATATCCGGTATTTTAGTAAGGGCTCTCCCAAAGCCGAATGCCATATTAGCAGTTTTTGTAAATATGAGGCCCACGCCCCCAACAACCACAATAAGCGACCCTAAAACAGTCAACACAATTCCTATCGTTAAAACTACAAGAGCAATAATTTTTATAAGCTGCTGATTCCTTTCAATCCAATCACTGATTTTCCCAAGAACCACTTCACCTTTACTCAGCAGCATGTTGACCGTTGGAAGCAGTTGGTTTCCGATTTCCTCCTTGACGTTTCGGATTCTTTGCTGAAGCCGGATATATTTCTCACCCTCAGTCTCATTGATTGCATTTGCCATGCCCCGGGCCACGTCAATTCCTTTTCCCATCTCTCCATATAGAGTGGTGATGTTGCTTTGAAGGTCTCCGGTCTTGTTGTAAAGAAGGTCAATCATAGCAACCGCTTCATCCGTTCCAAAGGCTTTTTGGAGCTCCATCTTTTCAGCAGCATCCATTGTGTCTCCGAATTTACCCCGGAGCTGCTCAAGAATTTCCGGCATAGACAAGAGCTGATTGTTTGCATCTGTGAAGCTGAGTCCCAATTCTTCTCCTGCCTTTGCTGCCGACCTCAAGAAAGCTTTGTATTTTGTGCCGGCTTCACTTCCTGACATTGTTGCTTGCAACATACCGAGGATAGAGAGCTGCTCTTCGAGCGGAACGTTTGAGGACGTCGCTGAAGCCCCAAGAGTCTGAATAGATTGGGCCATCTGTGAGCCGTTCGTTTTGAATTGCTGCACCGATTTTGCAATCCCGGCAGAGAACATTTCTCCAAACTCCATGTCATTCAAATCCTTATAAAAACCCTTGTAAATACCGTATCCGGTAGCAAAGAGACTTGTCATTTCAGCAATACTTGACTTTGTGCCCTTTGCCGTTATACCGGCAAGCTCCGTATATTTTGCAACAGCTTCATCTGTCAGGGATGATATACCAGACTTGATGTCATAGGCTGCTGTGATAAAGTCCGCTTTCGTTGTACCGGCCCATGTATCAGAGAAGTCCTTTGCTGCATTTTCTAAAGTACCAAGGTCTTTGACTCCAAGAGAAGCTAATTCTCCAAGAGCTCTCCTGGTCTCAAATGTTGCTTCAACAGGGGAAAGCACTGCACTTGTTATCTGTGCCCCTGTTGCCGCCATTGCAATTCCTGTCTTTGTCATATCCCCAAAGCTTTGATTCATTCTTTGAATCTTACTCACAGAGCCGTCAACACTTGAATTTACCCTTGCCATTGGTCCGGACAAATTGTCAATCATATTTACTATGACACTCAATTTAAAAACTGTATCTAAGCTCACACTATTTTTCACCCCCTGTTAAAAACTTCTAATTTGTGGTAGACTATAAGAAAAAGGAGGTCATTGTCATGTTAGTAGGTATTTTATTTGCATTAAAACTTATTGCCTTTGCCTTATGTGCCGGAGCTGTAATCTCCTTCATTATCTTTGTTCCACTGACAATTTACGTCATCCCATATTGTTTATGGGTAGGCTCTCAAAATTGTGTCGGCAAACACAAAGACAAGAAAAAGGAGAGTGTCTTCAGGTCAGCAAGGAACGCCACAATCTTATACAAAAGCTGGATTACGAGAAAAGAACCGACCTTTTAAGAGAGGCCGGTTTTTTCATTCTGAGAAGACTTCCGAGATAGCTCTTGCCATTACATTTTTTTCAAGCTGTTGGATGTACCTTGCTTGAGCAAGAGCTCTCAGAAACTCTTCAATATCCATCTCTCCAACGGTTTTCTTTAGAAGAGCAGGAGGCAAGTATCTGTATATTTCAAGTGAACCGGCTTCAATGAAATTACTGTTTACCTCCCGGAGCTGCTCCTCTAAAGCAGCTTTAAATTTATGTCTTTAGACAACCCCAACATATGCAGTAGTTTTTCTCCTACACTGAGAGCAAGAGCAGGGTATTCCTCAAGGTCTGCCTCAAGTTTATTGGCTTGCTCCTCAATGATATTGTCCATCACAAAAGCTTTGAGTGCCTTTGTCGGACTTTGGGATGTACTCTTTACATATCTGTCATAGGATGCTGTTGCCGGCTTTTGGAACAGATACTCAAGCTCAACCGTTGTGGAATCATCCGGCTCAATAGTTGCATTGACACGGTACAGCTTCCCATATTTATCCTTGTACGTTTCAAGAGTATCCTTGCCTTTTGTGGTTTCTACCGCTTTTTTGTTATCTTCCATTTTTCTAATCCTCCAATTTGTCAATTATTTTGAGACTAACGCTTATTAAACGGGTCTCAATCCGTCTCTTTCAATGCCATTCACAATGATGAAGTCCATATCCACCTTCAGAGACTTGTCTCCTTGAGCATTTTTCTGACTTGTCTTTGTAAAGGTGACAGTGTTTAACTCATCCGTCTTGGTCTTTTGGGTCTCATTGGCATAGCTCACAATAATCTTAGGAACAACAAGCTTGTAGAGCGAAACGCCTTTTCTTTTGCAGTAGGCAACTAAGTCGTCAAAGTCATCCTTGAGCAGACTCAATTTTCCCTCTGACTTATAATTTCCCGTACCGTAACCCCTTGGTCTGTTGCCTTTGCCATAGACAACTTCTTTTTCGAGTTCGTCATCATAGGAGATTTCCTGAACTTCAATCTCAAGACCCGGAAGCTTGACTGATACGTCTGACCAGTCATAACTTTTGCCGTTAATTATCGCCATCTTTTATCCCTCCTTATTACTGAGTTCTGAACGGATTCTCCATACCAAGGTCAATCTCAATTTCTCTCACATGACCGATAGGAATATACCTGATAATGACATTCAGTTTTTCAGTCGCAAGAATGTCTTGGTCTTCAGGAACAACAATTCTCACTGAAGAGATTTCCTTGTTTCTTACCATTGTGTCAAGCGGAGACTGGATGAACTTAGCTATCGTTTCAAGGCTTCCCTGAACGTCCGTCATGTCAATATCACTTTGCAGCTCCTGAAGAGCTTGCTTTCTCGTCTCTCTCATAATCTTGTTTTTTACCCTGACATTTTCTGCATATCTATAGTCAGAGCCGTCTGGGCACATCATCCTTGCGTTTGTTACGTAAAAGCCCTCAATGCCTTCATATTTCCTGAATGTGAGGTACTTTGTTTCATCAAATAATGAAATATAGTCCTCGATTCCTTTTGGAAGCAGTTCAAGCATTTTGTTCTCAGGGATGCTGAAGCTTTTAACTTCCCCAATGGACTGCTGCACCTTTGCCTTTGAGTACAGTCCGCACACAATTCCTGCATTGTTGATGTCTTTTATAGTGCCGTCCATCCTTGTATATAGTGACCTTGCTGTTACAATCTGAACATCATAGTTTTGAAGGCCCGTTCTCTCGCTGACTAAGTACTGAGCGTACTCGTCAAGAGTTTCACCTTCCGTGATATTTCTTGCTTCAAGGACGAAAAACAGAGGTTTCTTGTATAGGCTTGTGAAGTTTTCTGCCTCCGTGGATACCGCCGCCCAAAGAGCCCCTGTCGATTCCCCAACGATATGAACATACTCAAAAGAATAATTCATAGTTCTGAGCTTATCTATTGCCGTGAGTACGTCCTGATTGGTCATTTGCGGAGATTCTGTGCTCACCGTGTATGTGTCACCAATCTTGTAGGAATCTGTCGGAGTGACCGCATCCTCAGTAAACTTGAACAATAGTCCGGTTGAAGGGATGCTGAGCTCTCCGTTGATTGCAAGAGTTACTTCTTCAGAGAATGAATATCCTCCGTCAACCGAGTATCTGAGTACCGCTTGATTGAATCCTCCTGCACCCGTAAACTTTACAATGATTTCATAGGCGTTGTTCGGTTGCCCTTCAACTGTACAACTCCCAAGACCCGTCCCGGTCTTTGTAACCTCTCCGACAGTTCCGGGGACTGAAGCTGCAACAGGCAAGCAATAAATCATGTTTGACCCGTTTTCAACACTGTCCATGCAGGCATCAGCAAGAGGGGAGAGGCCAAGCTTTTCTTTGATTTTCTTTGCATCCATGCTGCCGGTGATGATAATTGGAACATCCGACACGATAGGAGAGACCCCAATCTTGACATGAACACCTTCGCCCTTTATAGTATCAGCTCCAAGGCCGCCATCCGTGATGATTGTATTAACGTCCCTTAGCATCTTTCTTCACCTTCTTTCCTCCCATTGGGGACTTCAAGAATCCTTCCAATGCTTTCTCGTAATCTTCTTGAGTAACTGCTTTCCCTGTCTTCCAGTTTTCAGCAGCCGTTATGCCTTCAAATATTCTGTCAGGCGTTTTATTCTTCTCCTTCAGCTCCTCAATACTGAGAAGCTCAGGAGGAGTATTGGTTGTTGTTTTATTAGCCATTGTCTTCCTCCTTTACTTCCTCAAGTGTTTGCTCCAACTCACTCATTGTGCCAAATGTAGAATCTCTATACAGGCCGCCATCAAAGGTGATTTTAACCTGAACGGCTATCTTTGCCTTGAGAACACTGTCGTTTTCATCCACCCAATCAGCATCCTCAACCTCAATTGCCGTAAAGTTGTCATCAATTATAATC